GTGGCACGGGTCAACCGTGTGTGTCATACACACAGTTGGCGGGTGGACAGGGCGCTGGGCCAGGGGGTGGCACGGGTGGCCGTCGAAGCCCGGCAGGGCGACGGCGCAGGGTTGCGCAGTCAGGGCCGGAATCCCGGCAGTGATCTGAGGCCAGAAGTGGCCTCAGACCCGCTGCTGCCGAGCGCTATCAACGTCACCGCCCATGGAATTTCATGAGTTCGGGGACTTCAATAGCCGGAATCCCGGCTATTGAAGCAGAGACGCCAGATCTGGCGTATTAGAAAGTTGAATCCGTCGCAGGCCGCCACGGCGCAGCGTTGCGCAGTCAGTGCCGGCATCCCGGCAGTGATCTGACACCAGAAGTGGTGTCAGGCCCGCTTCTGTCGAGCGCTATCAACGTCATCCATTCGTACGACACGAACGGTTGCGGGGGCCGCGTGCATGCACTACACTCCGCCCATCCCGCAAGGGATACGGGTTTGGAAGCCCGGTAGTAGGCGCAGAGCAGAAGCCGCGCCCATTTGGTACGCGGCTTTTTCGTTTGCGCAGCACACAGCACGCTTTATGGCGGGCCGTGTGGGGACTCCCGCAAGGGGGTGCCGGTCCTACTCCGGTCTTCCAACCTCGCACGGTCTGCCGCCTTTCATTTGGAAGTGGGAGGGGCAGGTTTCAACCTGTTTAGTAGGAGCCTCTATGGCTGACACCACCCTTCCCGCAGTGACTCAGGAAGTCACACCCCCTACCCTTCTCATGGCCGATGGCCAGCCCACAGCGACGAGCCTGCAAGTGGCTGAGCACTTCGGCAAGCGGCACACGCACGTCCTGCGCGCAATCCGCAACTTGGCAGCCGAACTACCTGATGAACATAAGCCCATTTTTGGGCTCATGTCCCAGTCTGTTGAGGTGGGGCAAGGGGGCTTGCGCAGCGAGCCGATTTACCAGATGAACCGAGACGGCTTCGCCCTGTTGGCGATGGGCTTCACCGGAAAGGAGGCGCTGCGCTGGAAGCTGGCCTACATCACCGCCTTCAACGCCATGGAGGCCAAACTGCGCAGCTTTTACGTAGCGCCGCTGGTGGACGACAAGCAGTTTCGCAACGGCATCCCTTTGCACATGAAGCTCAAGCTACAAGAGCAGGGTCAGGATCTTCTTTGCAAGCTGAGACAGGCCGCCACACCGGGTGACCGACGCGGGCTGTACGCACAGTTACTGCAGGTGAATGAGTCATTGGGTCTACCGACCGAAAATGCAGAGAGCCTGCTCGGGCCCGATGCACCCATGTTGCCTCTGGTGAAAGGGGGCATGTGATGTACGACATCTACAACGTAAAGCCCTTGGTTGACCCATCAACCCCCAAGCACCTCATTGCCAGTGAGATCAACCGCAAGCTCAAGCTGCAAAATGAGAGCCAGAAGCTGCTCAAGCAAATTCGCGAGGATGCTGACCCAGCTGCGCAGCGCTGGCTGTACAAACGGCTCAAGGCTGTGAACGATGATTTGGGCATCCCTACCGAAAGCGCCGAGGCGCTGGGGGTAGCACCATGAACCGCACCGCCCGCCACCAGCGCCTGAGCCCGCTGCCCATGGCAGTGATTGATGTGCTGCACCACCGCCAAAGCGAGCTGAGCAACCTTGCAGAGGCCCTGCGGGTGCTGCCCTTTGGCATTGCCGCAATGATTGACGACAAAACGCCCGGCACCCAAGCACGGCTGTCCGGTCTGCTGCACCCCATGACGGCGTACCTGGAAGAGATAGCCAAGGAACTGGAGGCGCTTGGCGAAGGGCGCCTGCCCGGCTGGTATATTGATTAAATTGGGCTCTAGCGCTTGATGGATAAGCGCTAGCAGCTATTATTTATATAGCAAAGCTCCCACACCTCACGGTGGGGAGCTTTTTTCATTGCGGCTACTTCACCAACCCACCCCCCACCACCGGCTCCAGCTCAGGCAGCTGGTAAGGATCAAACCGCGCCACTTCTTCACCGGCCCAGTCATTGATCGCCGTGGCAAGCGTTGACTGCAGCGGCTGAATCTCATTGCGTGCGAACACCCGCGCAGCGTTCACCACATCGCCAAACCCGCCCGCATTGGCCGGCACCACGCCCATGAGCTGCGGGGGCACGCGGTGGGCGGCCAGCTGGTCATCACGGCTCACGTTCTTGATGTTGAAAAACTCGTCCTTGGCTGCGGCTTCACCGATGGGGATCAAGGTGATGCCGTCCTTTTTGCCGTTGGGCGAGTAGTAGAAAAGGTTCTTGAAGTTGCCCACGCCCTTGGCACTTTTGAGGGCACCGCGCATGGCGTCCACATCGCTCTGGTCCTGGGCGGGGTCCGTCAGATAGAGGATGAACCCGGCATGGCTGCCGTTGTTGTAGTAGCGCCTGCGGAACAGCGTGGCCGACTCATTCAGCCAGGCCGACTGCAGCGAGGCCAGGTACTGCGGCAGGCCGTAGATCTCCTGGTGCACATCGGGCTCGATCACGTGGCAGATCGCGCCTGGTGCGAATTCGTGTTCCTGCTGCCACCCGCGCACAAACCAGTAGCTGTTCAGTGTTTTGCCGCGGCGCATGTATTTGGCCAGGGCGTGCCGCAGCTCCAGCGTGCCGCCCAGGCGGTTGCTCACACGCTCCAGGTAGCCATTGCCAAAGGTGATGAAGTCCAGGGCCAGCTTGTGCACCGTGGCGCGCGACAGCAGCGGGTGCGGGCGAAAGGTGCTGGCCACCACCTGGGCCTTGAAGTGCACCGCGCTGCCGTGATGCGTGGCAGCCCGCAGGCTGCGTGCCAGGCCATCGAAGGAAATCGGGGTTTCGTACCACTCGCCATTCAGCCAGCACTCCACGTAATCGAGGATCTCGCGCCGATCCATCACCGCTTCGGGCTCTCCAAAGGTGAAAGCCTGCGGTCCTGCCGCATTTGTGGCTGAAATTGGCTTGTCATCCATTGCTGGCGTGTGCTCAGTGCTCATTTAATTGATCTCCAAAATACTGCGGCTTGCCCCGCCGGTGGCGGTGGCTTCCAGCGGTTCGATGTCGAGTGCATTCATGCAGGCCCATGCCAGATCCGCGTGGCCCGCGTCTTGGCTGCGGCCTGCGGCATAGGTCACGCCGCGCCCGCTGCCGGTCACCTCGCGCTTGATGGCCATGAAGCTGCGCTGCAGATCCACGTCGCCCGCGTCAAACTCCAGGCGGCCGGCGCGGATCACGCTCTGCGCTTTCAGCACCAGGCGGGTCTTCACTTCGGCTGTGTATTGCAGGCCGCGCGCGGCCGGAAAGAATTGCTTCACCAGCTGGAAAACGCCCTGCCCCAGGCCCGTGGTGTCGATCACGATGTTTGCCACGTTGTAGCGCAGCGTGATCTTCTTGATGGCCTCTGCCTGCGCCTCAAAATCGGCGCCCTTGAACTGCATGCGCTCCAGCACGCGGAACTTGCCACCGGGCTGCTCTGGCGGCGCCAGCACCACCAGGCCGGCTGCATCGCCCGTATGGCTGGGGTCATAGCCCACCCACACCGGTTTCCACGCCAGAGGGCGCTGGGCAAACTGTTTCCAGTCGGTCCACACCTCCCAGCTGTCCACGTGGCAGCGCATCAGGTCCTGCAGCGGGAACACCGAGAACGACTCGTCCACAAACCCGCACATCAGCAGGTTGTCGAACTCTTCCGCGCTGTATTCAAACCGCAGCTCTTCCAGGTCGAACAGATCGCAGCCGCCCGCCTGCGCATCCAGGATGGTGACAATCTGCCGCCAGATCCTGTCCTCCCCCGTGAAGCCACCGGCCAGCCTGTCGTGTGTGATGTCGATATCGATGCGATCGGCCTTTGACCGCTTTCGGTTGATGCGCTCCCCGCTCCAGAACGAATAGGCCTGGTGCTGGATGCTGCTGGGGGTGGAGAAGTAGGTTTTGCGCCACTTCTTGTGCATTGACATGCCGCTGGCCACCTTGTTCAGTTCCTCAAACTTGTGGGTCCAAAAGAACTCGTCAAAGTAGAAGTTGCCGTGGTAGCCCTGTGCCGTGCGCGCGTTGGTGCCAAGAAAATACAGGTTCGCCCCGTTGCTCAGCTGGATGGGGTCACCAGCCAGTTCAACCCCGCACGCCTCACTGGCAAAGGCCGTGATGTACTGCCGAAAAATGTGCGCCTGCGCCTTGCTGGCAGATAGAAAAATCTGGTTGCGCCCCGTCTCCAGCGCGTCAATCAGCGCCTCGCGCGCAAAGTAGTAGGTGGCGCCGATCTGGCGGCTTTTAAGAATGGCCCGCGTGCGCTGCTGGCTGTTTTGCCACCACGCCAGCTGATACCCGAACAGGCCATCGAGGAACGCGGATTTCAGCTGCTCAATCTGATCGTCGGTGAAGTTGTTGCGCTCTGGCCGCTTCTTCGGGCCCCCATTGCGCTTGCGGATCTCGGGGTTCAGGTCCGCTTCCTTGCCAGTCTTTTCGTAATGGTGCACGCGCGCAAGGCGCTCGATCTGGCGGCCCAGCAGGTCGATTTCCTTGTAGTCGCCGCCCGTCTTGGCGTCCTTGTTGATGAGGCCGCACAGCCGCGCTTCGAGCGTGCCCTCTACCCGTTCCACGGGCTTGGCCTCTGCCCACTTTTCTGCCTTGGCCCATTCGTGAAGCGTGGTGCGAGGCACACCCAGATAGTCGGCAATGTGAGTGATCCGCCAGCCCATCCAGTACAGCGCCCGCGCATGGCGCCGCGATCCCGCGCCGTTGTCCACCAGGTCGCTCAGCAGCTGCGCACCGCTTGGGTCCGGGCTGGCGGTTGCACCTTCTGTGGGGAAAGGGAAAGGGTTCGCGTTTGCACGCTCGGGGGCCGTGGTGGCAGTCATAAGCCACGAAGCGTAGGGCGCACCCCGCGCGCGCGCACCCCTTTAACGCTGTGCAAAGCCCAGCCACACGGCAAAGCGATTGCCGCAGCAGTCAGGCCCGGCAACCATTAGCACCTGCCCGCAAACCGCAACGTGTGGGCCTAACCAGCAACCAACTACCGGACCCACCAACATGGCAAGCAAGTCGAAATTTTTCCGCGTGGCAACCGAGGGAGCCACCACTGACGGCCGCAAGATCGAACGCAAGTGGATTGAGCAGATGGGCAAGAACTTCAACCGCGCCACCTATGCCGCGCGGGTGTGGCTTGAGCACTACCGCGGCACCGTGCCCGGTGGCCCATTCGACGCCCTGGGCGACGTGATCGCCGTGGAGTCACGCACCGTAGAGGACGGTAAGCTGGCCTTGTTCGCGCAGATCGAGCCGCTGCCCACGCTGGTGGAGATGAACAAGAAAAAGCAGAAGCTTTACACGTCCATTGAAGTGCACCCCGAGTTTGCCGACAGCGGCGAAGCCTACCTGTCCGGCCTGGCCGTGACGGACAGTCCCGCCAGCCTGGGCACCGAGATGCTGGCGTTTGCCGCAGGCGCCAGCGCCAACCCCCTGGCCGCCCGCAAGACCGACAAGGCAGCGCTGTTCAGCGAAGCGGTGCCCCTGGAGCTGGAGTTTGAAGACGCGGCACCGGCAGGCGAAAGCGGCGCACTGGCTGCAGTCGTCGCAATGTTCAGCAAGACGCTGGAAAAGATCACCGGTACCCAGCCACCAGCGGACCCCAAACCGGTGCAGCACAGCGCTGGTGTGGTGGATGCCAACGTGCAGGCAGCACTGACGCAGGCCACTACGGTGATGAAGGCCTTTGCTGAACAGCAGGCCAAAGACTCCACCGCACTGGGCGAGCTGGACGCCAAGTTCAACAAGCTGCAGGGCTCTTACGACGAGCTGGTGCTGAAGCTCAGCAACACCCCAGGCGGCGACACACGGCCGCCCGCCACTGGCGGCACTGGCAGCGTGCTCGCTGACTGCTGAGCAGCAGCGCCTAAGTAACAACCCACACGATCAACCACCCGAGAGCACGTCACATGCGCAACCCTACCCGCCTGGCTTACAACGCCTATCTGGGCCAACAAGCCAAACTCAACGGCGTTCCCAGCGCCACGGAAAAATTTGCAGCCGCCCCCAGCGTGCAGCAGAAGCTGGAAACCCGCATTCAGGAATCGAGCGAGTTCCTGAAGCGCATCAACATCATGGGAGTGACCGAGCAGACTGGCGAAAAGCTGGGCCTGGGTGTGTCGGGCACCATCGCCAGCCGCACCGACACCAGCGGCGCGGGCACGCGCGGCACGCAGGACGCCACCTCGCTGGCTGACGATCCCTACGCATGCAAGCAAACCAACTACGACACGCACCTGCGCTATGCCACCCTGGACGCCTGGGCCAAGTTCCCCGACTTCCAGACCCGCGTGGCCCTGGCCATCCTGCGCCGCCAGGCCCTGGACCGCATCATGATCGGCTTCAACGGCACCAGCGCCGCCGCCACCACCAACCGCGTCACGAGCCCGCTGCTGCAGGACGTGAACATCGGATGGCTGCAAAAGCTGCGCGCCAATGCCGCCGCACGCGTCATGGCGCAAGGCGCAGTGGCCGGCAAGGTGACCTACGGCACCGACCCCGCCGCCGATTACAAGAACCTGGACGCACTGGTTTACGACGCCTACAAGTCGCTGATGGACGCGTGGTTCCAGGAAGACCCGCACCTGGTGGCCATTGTTGGGCGCGACCTCATGCACGATAAGCTGTTCCCGCTGGTGGCCGATAACGACGCCCCCACCGAGCGCCTGGCTGCCGACATCGTCATCAGCCAGCGCCGCCTGGGTGGCCTGACTGCCATGGTGGCCCCGCACTTCCCCGCCGGAAAGGTGCTGGTGACGCGGCTGGACAACCTGTCCATCTACTACCAGGACGGCGCCCGCCGCCGCGCCGTGGTGGACAAGCCAGAAAAGGACCGCGTGGAGTTCTTCGAATCCAGCAACGACGCCTATGTGGTCGAAGACTACGGCATGTGCGCGCTGGTGGAAAACATCGAGGTCAAAGACGCCCCCTGATCTGACCCCGTAACCCCCGGGCCGCCTGCCAGCACCTAGTGTCCTGAGTTAAAAATTCATTGAATTATTTTCCCTGATGGCAATCAGTCGTGTAGGGTGTTGCACGACGAGG